ATGCGAGGACGTGGAGCGCTTTGTTCCAACAAGAGCCCGCCCCGGAGGAGGGGACGTACTTCAAGCGTGAGTGGTTCTACGACTACCAGCTCACACCCGCGGGACTGCACGTGTACGGCGCCTCAGATTATGCGGTGTCGGAAGGCGGGGGAGACTTCAGCGAGCATGGCGTATTCGGCCTTGATTTCAACGGGGCGCTATACGTACTCGACTGGTGGCGGGGTCAGAAAGACGCCGCGCATTGGATCGAAACCCAGATCGACCTGATCGTTAAGCACCAGCCCTTGATCTGGTTCGGCGAGGGCGGGCCGATCAGGAAGACCGTCGAGCCATTCTTGAAGCGCCGCATGCAGGAGCGTAACGCGCCCTGCCGTCTTGAGTGGCTGCCGAGCGTCGTGGACAAGGTTATCCGTGCAAGAGGCATCCAGGCCAAAGCCTCCATGGGCGATGTGTTCTTACCGCAACAAGCGTGGTGGAAGGCAGAGGTGATGAAGCAACTACTGCAGTTCCCCACCGGCAAGTATGACGATGCGGTGGACGTGTTCAGCCTGATCGGGCGTGGGCTTGAGCACACCCGCGCGCCGAACATCCGCAAGAACACCTTCCAGGCGCCTACCGCACCACAACCACAGGGGTGGATGAGCTAAGTGGCAGACCTCGATACCCTCGCCAAAGATGACGAGGGGATCATCACCGAATGCAAGCGCAGATACGTACTCGCGCAAGAGGCAGAGCAGGCCAACCGTGCAGAAGCCCTGAATGACATCAAGTTTGCGAACGGCGAGCAGTGGGAGCCTTACCTACGAGATGAGCGGTTTAACGATCGTCGTCCCTACCTCACTATTAACCTCACTGACGCAGTCGTCAGACGGGTCTGCAACGCCTGCCGGGAGAACATACCGCGCATCAAGATCCATCCCGTGGGTGATGGTGCGGACGTTGAGGCAGCCAAGCTCAGAGACGGCATCATCCGGCACATTGAGACGAGTTCGGGCGCTGATTACGCGTATGACACGGCGGTTGAGAACGCTATTAGGGGTGGCTGGGGCTATCTAGGGGTTGATGGCGACTACATCGGCCACGACAGCTTTGACCAAGACCTGAAGATCCTGGCCTATCCCAACCCGTTCCAGTGCTACATGGACCCCGCGAGTCGTGCTCCAGACGGCAGCGATATGCAGTGGTTTATCGAGTCCGAGATGATGAAGCGGACCGAGTACAAGGAGCGCTTTGGCGAGCCGGATGCGGCGTGGAATTTCCTAGGCCAGGGCGACAACATCTCCGACTGGGTGACCAAGGAAGAGATCAGGATCGCCAAGTACTGGCGGATAGAGACGGTCAAAGACAAGCTCTACAGGCTATCCACGGGTCAGTCGATCCTCAAGAGCCAGCTCAAGAAGCTGGATCTACCCAAGGCCATTACGGTCATTCAGGAGCGCGATACCGAGCGCAAAGTGGTCAAGTGCTACCTGCTGTCGCCCGAGAAAATTCTCGAGCGCAGCACCTGGCCCGGTCAGTACATCCCCCGTGTCCCGGTCTATGGCCGGCGCATGGACGTGAATGGACGGGTGGAGCTGAAGGGCATGGTGCGTGACCTTCGTGATGTGGGCCGCATGTACAACTACGCGCAGACCGCGAAGACTGAGGTGTACGCGTTACAGCCCAAGGCGCCGTGGTTGATAGCCGAGGGGCAGATGGAGGGGCACGAGGCGGCATGGCGCGATGCCAACCGCAAGCCCACTGTTGCACTCCCTTACAAGCCCGTGAGCCTTCCCTCCGGGGCTGATGCCCCGCCGCCAGAGAGGCAGGGGCCGCCGCCGGTTGCGGAAGGTTTCGCAGAGTGGGCCGAGAGCACCAAGAGCGACTTCTTCGCAGTCGCTGGCATGCCTCACGACCCCGATCAAGACAAGCAGGGTGAAGTTGTCTCAGGTATAGCGCTACGAAAGCGACAAGGTCTATCCGACATAGCGCACTATGACTTTTACGACAACCTCACCCGCTCCCTACGCCAGCTCGGCAAGATCCTGCTTGAGCTGATCCCCGTCTACTACGACACGCCCCGGATGCTGCGGATCATCCGTGAGGACGGGACGCCCGAAACGGTCCAGATCAACCAGCGCGAGCTTGACCCCATGACCCAAGCAGTCATGAACGTCAAGAACGACATGACTGCGGGCCGGTACGACGTGACGATAGACACTGGACCGTCCTACCAGACCAAGCGCGAGGAGTCCGCGGAGGCCTTGGTAGAACTGGTCACGGGCACCGGCAAGATGGGCGAGATGATCGCTGTCACTGCCGCCGACAAGGTCATCCGGCAGATGGACTTCCCCGACTCTGACTCCATCGCAGACCGGCTGGCCTCTCAGATCCCTGCCGCGCAGGCCGAGAAGCAACTGTCCAATATGACCTCGGAGCAGCTCAAGGCCATGGTGTCTGGACTCCAGGCCCAGTTGCAGGATGCCAACAAGCAGCTCATGGCTGCACACCTTGAGATCCAGGCCAAGCACGGCTTGGAGCAGATCAAGCAGGAAGGCGAGGACAGGCGTGCCCATCTCAAGGCCCAGACAGAACTCGAGCGCGAACGCATCGAGGATCACGCCTGGCGGGATGACGTACACACCAAGGCTGTTACGGCGCACAACGTCAAAGAGCTTGATGTCGCCGGCAAGATCATCGTTGAGAAGCTGAAGCAGGGCCACGAATCCCAGATGGCCGACAAAGAACTCGAGCACGCCTCACGCGAGTCCGACAAGGAGCTTGGGGTCGGGCTGTGGGAAGGTGAGCGTGGACGTCAACACGAAGCCGAGGAAGGCCATAAGGGCCGGCAGCACGAGTCCAGGGAAGCCGACAAAGGCCGCGAGCACGAGGCCAAAGAGGGCGACAAAGCCCGCCAGCACGAATCGAAAGAAGCCCAACACGACCGTGGGCATGAGTCGCGCGAATCAAGCCGTGACCGTGGACACCAGTCCAAGGAAGCACAGCACCAGCGCGGCCACGAAGCGCGGCAGTCCTCTGCCGACCGCAACCGTAAATAACGAGCGCACCGGGTTCAGGCGCCGGTCTACCGCGCGGGTTCGATTCCCGCCAGAGCCAAGCAGGAGCGGCCCGGCGTCGATGGTTCGACTCCATCCGCTCGTTTAACCAGTTTTCGCACACCGGGAGCGATATCCCGGGATCAATCGCAGACCAGAGCGCATCTGGGCTGATTCGCGGAGCTACGCGTAAATGGCAGTCAAGACAGTAACGAACGCTAATCTCGCAGAGTACGTCAACGAGCAGAAAGCCAAAGGCTCAAGACTTGCGGCACCGGGTGAAACCTCGGTCGAAGCCCCGCCGCCAATCCCGAAGACCGGGGTTGTGGCATCGGGAGCAGAGACAAAGGACGCCCCACCAGAGCCCACAGGCGGAGAGCCCACAGCCAAAGCCAAAGCCGACAAGGAAAAGCCCGAGTCGGAAAACCCCTTCAAGGATCGCATCAAGGAGCTGACCGACCGTGTCAAGGACACGGACGAGGCTTTCCAGGGCGAGTATGAAGCGCGGTTGTTGGCGCAGAAGCGGGTTAGCGAACTCGAAGCTGAATTGAAGCGGCTTCAGCCGCCAGAGCAGAAACCCGAAGAGTTAAAGCCCCCCGATCCCAAAGCCTTCACGAGCCAGTCTGAGTACGACAAGGCTGTCGAGACTTACCAAAACGCGATCATCGATAGACGCGTAGAGGCAAAGCTCGCATACGCCCGTGAGCAGGAACGCCAGGTCAAGCTGCAAGAGCTACTTGATATGCGCGCTCAAGAGGCTGGGAAGGAGATCGAGGACTTCTGGGACGTTGTTAAGTCCCGTGGTCCAAACGCTCCAGCCCCGCCACCGCACATTCAGGCGGTGATGCAGGAATGGGACACCGGGGTAAAGATCGCTTATCACCTCGTCAAACATCCTGACGAGGCCAAGCGCATCTACGCGATGACTCCAGGGAAGGCGCTCGAGGCGCTGATACCGCTCGCCCAGAAGTACGCGAAAACCCAAGCGGAGGTTGTGATCGAGGGCAACAAGGTTGTCCCGCCCGACCCCGCACCCACAACGCGCGCTCCGGCCCCGATGTCACAGATTCGGCCCACGACTGAGACGGTCCCACAGGACTTGTCCAGTCCAATGCCTTTTACGGATTACCGCTCAAGGCGCATGGCTCAAATCAAACAGCGGCGGCAGGAGGGACGCAAATAGGAGTCTTTGAGTGAGTAATAACCTCTTGACCATCAGCCAGATCACTAACGAGGGTCTGATGGTTCTTGAGAACGACCTGTGCTTTGCCGATCACGTCAACCGCCAGTATGCAGACCAGTTTGCACTGTCGGGAGCGAAGATCGGTTACACGGTAAACGTTCGCAAACCCCCTCGTTACATCGGCACCACGGGCCCTGCGCTGAATATTGAGGACACCAACGAGACTTACATCCCGGTGACCTTGACCACGCAGTTCCACGTGGACGTTCAGTTCACGACTGCCGACCTCGCCACCAGCGTTGACTTGTTCAAAGAGCGGATCATCAACCCCGCGGTTGCTACCGTTGCGAACAAGATCGACCGCGACGGCGCGGTGTATGCGTACCAGAACATCCCCAATGCGGTGGGCACTCCTGGCACGCCCCCGGCGTCATTCCTCT